CGACCCTGCTCAACACAAACAAAGTCATGTGCTTGAGCTGATGGAAGCAGGAGAGTATACAGGTAACATTGTTGCGTTGCCTAATAATAGAGTGCGAGTAACACACCCTGCATGGTTTGAGACAGGGGAAGGACCACCAGACTTTAAGCCGAGCCAAAGGGTGTTCCATTCAAAACAAGAGACTGAGTATGTATGGGATACTCAACGAGTCTTTAACAATCTATATTCTAAGGAGAAATAAAATGGCGGTAAAAAAGAAACCAATGAAGAAAAAAGGCATGGCACGAGGTGGCATGAAAATGAAGAAGAAAGGCATGGCTCGTGGAGGAGCTATGAAGAAAAAGGGAATGGCACGAGGTGGTGCTATGAAGAAGAAGGGTATGGCTAGAGGCGGTGCAAAGATGCCAATGGCTAAAGACCCTAAGACTGGCAAGATGATTCCTGCGTTTGCAATGGACGGCAAAGGCAAGATGAACAAAGGCGGTATGATGAAGAAGAAAGGTATGGCTAGGGGTGGCATGAAGAAGAAGGGTTATGCAGCAGGTGGTATGACTGTTCCTCAACTCAGAGCCGCAGCAAAAGCCAAAGGCTATAAGATAATGAAAGGCTAGTAGTATGACTACTACACAAAACAAAGCCAAAGTCAAAAAGGTAATTAAGGGTCTGAAAAAGGCTTCTAAGTTACACGCAGGACAGGCTAAATCATTATCATCTTTAGCAGGCTTCAGTAAAGGCGGTAGCACTGTGAATAAAGCAGGAAACTACACTAAGCCTACCATGCGAAAGAATCTGTTTAGTCGTATCAAAGCAGGTTCTAAGGGTGGTAAGCCGGGACAGTGGAGTGCTAGAAAGGCGCAGATGCTTGCCAAGCAGTACAAAGCTAAGGGTGGTGGCTATCGCTAAAGACCCTAGAGTTGGCACTGGCAAGAAGCCAAAAGGATCAGGACGCAGACTTTATACAGATGAAAATCCAAAAGATACCGTCCGTATAAAGTATGCGACTCCTGCAGACGCACGAGCTACGGCTCGAAAAGTAAAGAAGATAAACAAACCATACGCTCGTAAGATACAAATACTTACGGTAATGGAACAAAGAAGTAAATACGGTGGCAAACCTCAACAAGCAGGTATAGCCAAGAGAGCAAAACAGCAGTTGAGAAATGCCACTAAAAAAAGGAAAAAGTAATAAGGCTGTATCTTCTAATATTCGCATATTAAAGAAAGAAGGTAAGCCACAAAAACAAGCAATAGCTATCGCACTAAGCGTGGCAGGAAAGGCAAAGAATGGCAC